TGCATCGGCATTTTGCCTGTTTGTTACCTCTGTAGATATCTCTGTCTCTGTGACTGATATTCTACTAGATAGACCTGACTCTGCACCTGTCGCCCTTGATACTTCTGCGACCAACCCTTCATCTGTCCTATTTAGATGTATCTCAAGATTACCTACAGTCTCATTGATATCATCTATCTGTCCTGCCTGCTCATAAGAAGCCGTTTCCGCGTCTGTAATACGTCTCTCATACGTGTTAGCAGAGTAGGTATAGTATTCCTTACCCCTTGCTTCATACTCGTCATACAGAGCCGTTATGCCCTTCATAGAGCGCCTTAAAATAGGAAACGCCACCGACATATCTTTAACGGCAGCGCCTACGATATCTCCAAGCTGCGCCCATACCCTTGCACGCCCCGAAAGCCTACCGGGAGTATAGAAGAAGCCCTCTACGTTGCTCATGAAGTTCTGCAATACTCCAAGAAGCGTGCTTTCACTCTGTCCATACATCAAGACATTGCTTGTCAGTTCGTAGCGATTACCCGGAACACCATATGTTACCTCAGGTGTATTCTCGGAGTAGTTGAATCGAACCTGAGTGATTCTGTGCGTGTTATAATCAGAACACACGACCCCACCCATAATAGGTGCAAGTTCATCATCCTGAGCGGTCATCACTACATCTATTCCATCACCAGGATAAATGTCATTTGACGGATACAAATCATCAGCCGGATAGTGTTTACCTAATCCTATTGGTTCGGTATACTGGAAATTCCCCAAGTTATTGATAAAGCCAAAGCAAGCATTGGGTTCACAGATGTATCTGATTATCTCCGCGCCCGATAGACTCTGAACTGTCTTTATGTTTATGGTAAGACCATCATTAAGAAGATTTGTACTTACCTGACTTATCCCTATATGGCTAAAGAACGCATCTCTATACTGTTTCAGAGTCATTGAGGATAATGCGTTATGCCATGCCGAATAATCATTATTCAGAACGTCTTTCAATGCGTCATAGCCGGTAAGAGTTCTATAAATCCTATCATCAGACCTTACATCATCATCAATTTTAAAAACGCCTATCTGCATGGGATATTCCCCGGCGATAAGCGTTACTGACATTGTAAGACCTTTGTATTGTTTCCCGGAGTTGTAAATCTGCACACTCACTTGTGCGGAAGATGTAAGACCGAATGTTATCTGCTCCTCTTCGCACACACTCTGTACAAGGCTAAATGATTCTGATACAACATCATCATTTGTGAGTGTAGACCCATCCGAGAAATTCAATAGAATCTCTTTCTGATTTCCATTTAACCACGCCTCTTTAAAGGCATCTGAAACATGAATCATGCTAATATCCTATAAATTCAAGAGTTGTAGAGTTCATAAGGCCATCATTTCTGTGTGCCATATAAGGGTTATGAGATGTGTCCGGCACATAAAAGTTACCGGACTCCATCTCGCCTGATTCAAAGTTGTAATACGATCCTCTGAATTTCTTCTCTTTTGCTACAGTGTACTTTGAACGTATAAACTCCCAGAGGTTATCGTACTCTTCTATCGTCATTGGAACTGTCTGAAATGTGACAGTTACGGACGTATGGTCAAGTACGTTTCTCTGTAATCCACCGGAAGCCGTTCTTGTTGAGTCCATATCAAGCACATGAGGCGTAACCGAGTATGAATCTTTATATATCCATTTATGAGGAAATTCCTCACCTGCGATTTTAAAAAGTGATCCTCTATACATTGTTATCCCTCAAAAGCCGGTCTCCCGGTACGATTAAAATATGAATTTGCTTCGCTACGTGTCGCATTGAATATATCCCTTGAGGATATTCCATAGTCTTTGGCAAGTATGCCCGAAAGATACTCATTCTGTTTAAGCAGTATAGCGTTCTGCTGTGCCATGGCACTTGATACCGCAGAGTACATAGTAGAAGCAAGCTGAGACTCATTAAGAACCTCTGTCCTGCCGCCTACATGACCGACAACCTCTGCTCCGGCTTCGCCTGCCATGAACATTGTGCCATGAGAGGGAAGTCCACCACTAGCATACTGAGGTATGTTATGCCACTTGTTATTAAAGAATGCACCACCTAGAGCCTTTGGCAAAGCTGCCAGACCAGTTGCACTGTTCAAAACAACTTTTACATTTTTAATGACCTTCTTTTCCTGCGGAATGTCATCTTGCATATACTTGACCTTTGCAACCTGCCCACCAATCACTCTATTAAGGTTTCTATCAAGAGTCTGTTTTGTGATGTGAGCAGTTTCATTATTGATTATCTTGCTAAGGCCTGTCGTGTCTTGTTTAGTAATCAACGCTTTCTCTTTATTGATTTCCTTTGTAAGACCGCTCGTATCCTGCTTAGTGATAATAGCTGTTTCTTTATTGATTTCCTTTTTCAGACTTTTAGTTGTCTGTGTGGTGATATTAGCGTTCATGCCATCAATGGTCATATCGAAATTCTTGGAAGTTTTCTTCTTTTCAAGAACCGCCATCATGCCCGTCAAATCGCTATCGAACGTGCCACCCTTAGACCACTTTTGGAACTTTGCAGTTGCAGCTATATCCTTTGACTTTTCGGGTATCTTGTCTTTTGCTTCATTGAAGTTTGCTATAGTATTTATAGTTCTCTGCTTATCTTTCAGCTTGTTTTTCTTCACGTCTTGAAGCATTGCTACGCAATCGTTAATGGTTTTATCTTTAGTCTTGAGACTCTTTTGATTAACCTTATTAACTTTTGCATTTACCTTAACATCAATAGGATTCTTATCAGCTTCTTTTTGTACCGCATTGAGTACGGTCATGAAAGACCACATACCATTTGCTGACGAAGCACTTGAAGCCGTATAACTTGTTCCTAATCGAAGTGCATGGTTCTCATTTATCTCATCCTGTTTGGTCTTAGGTTTTCCGTCTTTCCTTGTGCCATCAGGATTAAGACCCATGCTATCTTTATACTTGTCTATGCGTTTTTTCTGATTACCGCTCTTGTAATCCCAGGTTATAGCCGCCGCTACAGTTATAGCTGTAGATATGGTCAAGCCTGCTGCAAGACTACCGGCAATCTTTGTACTGCTAATGCCAAGTGCATCTGCCAATGCTGCCATGAATCCACCGCCTTGTAATGCGGAGACGGATTTTGCCCATTTCACAGCATTTATAAAAGCACCTATCTTAACGCCTATGCTTGCTAAAGCCTTGCCTAAAAGTCCACTAGCACCAACAGCCGCCGTATCAGCAACGCCTTTACCTAACAGTATCTTTCCGATAGTAGAAAGCGTGAGCTTTCCTATACCTATCATCAAAGTCTTTATTGAGAGGAGCGAACCAAGCACACCTGCAATAGAAGTCGCTGCCGCAAGGATTGTTCCTGCTTTGATAAGGTCAGTAACCTTTTTAGGATTCTTTGCGATATCGTCTAAAACGGCTTTGATTCCATCAGCGATACCCTTTGCTATCTCATCCCAATTATCCTCTACTACCTTTGTAATTGCACTTGCAACGCCCGTTAAAGCATCCCAAAAACCGAGGAACAGAGCTTCCCAACCTGTCTTTTTTGTTACGGCATCCTTTTTACTCATGGTCTTTAGGAACGCACCAACACCTTCTGAGATTTTCGATCCTAATAAATCCCATGCCTTTTTATCTGATACCGCACTATATACAGCTTGAGCAATACCACTTACAATACCACCTACAGCGGACCCGGCTATCTTCGGTTTCCATGTTTTAAGGAATTTAACAAGTCCTTCCTTAATATTAGAACCTATTTTGCTCCATTCAAGTGTTTTTGCCCATGTGTCAGCCGCAATCATAACAGTGTTTACTGCACCTGCTATGGTTTTGCCAAGAGACTTAAATAGTCTTTTTCCTGAACTACCGGAAAACAGACCATTCATAAATTCTGCAAGACCACTTCCGAACTTTTTAGCTTTGGGATAAACATCCTTTTCCCAATTTATGCCCTCAAGTTCATCCGCTATTTTATTAGAAATAGCCTCTCCGAGACCTCTCCATGAATCAATCTCGCTCTCATACTTCTTATATGTAACTTTGCCGCCGGTAGTCTTTGAACTTCCACCGCCACCGCCGGAAGTGCCACTTCCACCACTGCCAGAGCCGCCACCATCACTAGGTGTAGTGAGATTATTGAGTCTATCAAATCCTGCTAATTGTTTATTGAGTTTCTTTGCATTATCAGCAGCGTCACCCAAACCACCTGCTAAGTCCTCTGCACCATCCGCAGCGCCCTCAATGCCAACTTCTGTAATCTCTACCTGCCATCCGAGCAGTTTACCAATAGCGTTAAGGGTTTTCTCTACAAGGCCAATAAGTCCGTTCAAAAAGTCTCTGAACTTGATAAGAGCAGGCTTAAATGTATTGATAAGCCCCTCACCGATTAACTGACCAAGTTTTTTGAACTGTTCTCCGATAGTTCTTGTGACGTTTGCCCATGTATTAGCTGTAATAGCGTAGTCATTCATTACATGACCCATATTAGCCATTACATACTGATAACGGAGCATGGTCTTTTGAGCCTGGGTCATCTTCTCTATATTAGAGTTTAGACCATTTGTCATAGCCCACTCTTTAAGTGTAGCCTGTGTCAAATCAAGACCATAAGTGCGGAGAGGACGAGTCATCCCGGTGTAGACAGAGTTCAAATCCTCTGCTACTTCCGCATAATCTTTATTATAGAAAGAACCCATATCTGCCGCTAACTTCGACAGATTGATAGACATATCAGCAGAGGTTTTTCCTAAATCCTTATAGGAATCTGTTACGCCCTCGACATTACGCTTTGTTTTCTCAAGAGTCTTACTTAAATACTCATTTGCACTTGCAGCAGCCTTATCAGTAATGCCCATTGCAGAACCCATAGCCTGGAATCTTGAAGCAAACTCTTTCGCTGAAAGTTCTGACATACCAAAGGACATAATAGCTGAATCCGCAAATTCTTCTACCTTATCCCTTGCATCACCAAATACGGTATCTACTACGTTCTGTACCTCTGTAAGATCAGAGGATATATCAATAGCTTCTTTAATCTTTCCAAAAGCTCTGAAAAGAAGCCAATATGTAGCGTAAATCTTTCCGATTGTACGTGCTAAACCACCGGTTGATTTTATGCCGTTACGAGCCATGTTATTAAAGAGATTAAGTCTCTTTGAAGCATGACCTATGTTGTTTCCCGTCCGTAATGCGTTCCCGGACAGTTGCCCCATAGCTTGTGCTAATCTAACAGTGTTTGCACTTATAGCAGGCGCTTTTGAAAGCCTTGAAGCCATCTGGCTAAAGGCATCCGCAAGTTTAGGCATATTAGCAATAGCCTTTTCCACGCCTTGTCTGCCCAACATGGCAATAGACCTAGCAAATTCAGCTATATTTTCTGCATTAGGCAAAGTGATATCTTTCACACCACTTAATGATGTGAAGAGTTTTGGAAGCGCATCTGCGGCTTCTCTTACCCTCTTTGAACCCAAACTACGCAGACTACTTGCAAGCTGAGATACTCCCTCTATGTTTGGAATCCTAACGCTTTCAAACGCCCTCATGCCTTGCGCAATTCTAGGAATAGCATCGGCAGCTGCCTTGACATTCTCACCGCTCATCTTGCCTACGGCACTAGCAAGCGTGCCTACCGCCGACATATCTGGAAGAGTCAGACCTTGCAGGCTTTCAAGACCATGTACTAATGTCTCAAAAGGATTAACCTCTACCTCACGGGAGAGATTATTCATAGATTCTGCAAGTTTCTCTGTCTTATCTGCCATGCCCGTAAAGAATGTTTCTTCGTCAAAATCATCCCCTACGTCCATAAATCCGTCACTATCGACTTTTACATTATCAAGCTGGCGAAAAGCATCTGCGGCACCCTGAGCCTCCGTTTTGAGAGTCTCCATGTGATATGACAACGCTTCAAGCTCCGATGCGGAAGTCACAAATTCATTTAAGTGTTCATCACAGAACTGTATAGCCTCTGACAATGCGTCAAAAGGACTTGTCATCTGCTGAAACTTATCGCCACCAAGGATATCATCTATGATAGCTGTCCATCCATGAGCGCCATCCCACTGCAAACCCTTGTCATAGCTAAAGTTCTTAATCCCCATCTTGCCTTGGAGATAACGCATCTCTTCGGCACCATTAAGCTCGCTTTTTGTATTACGAGGCATACGGATACCAGAACTAAGCAGACTTCTTATCTCTTTAGCCTGTTCTCCCTCTTTAGTAAGCTCTTTATTGAGTTCACCAACGCGTTTAATGTAGCTCTCAAGGTGGTTTACTGCATCCTGGCTACCTTTTGTGTTGTAAACCTCTTGAACACGTTTTCCAAGCTCTTTAAGATTAGAAGAATCCTTGATGTTGTACATCTCAGATAATTCCATGGCACTCTTTTTAGCCTGAGCAGAGATATTGCCAAACAGATCGTCTACCTGCTTCTGAGCATCACTTGTATTTATTTTTAATTTGGAAAGATCGGCAAGACGGCCTGTATTTTTAGAAAGGTTTCTGAGCGCACTGCCCACGTCTCTAACCTTTTTCGCATCTATGTTATTGATAGTGCGTCCAAGGTTTCCAAGGCCTGCGCTCAAGCTGTTAAGACTTGATGTAAGTTCACTACCGAACTTAATATTCATAGCACCCTGGAGAGAGTACAATTTCTTTATTAACTTATCTACGGCATCCTGAGCTGTCTTTGACGAACCATTCAGTTCTATTGCAATATCGTTAATATCAGGCATTGTACTTATCTCCCGGAATTACTTGCTTCAAAATTTGCTTGCATTAGTTCAAGATTTGCGAAGAGATTATTGATTTGTCTCTCTTTCTCTTCCTCTGTCATAGCACCGGTAGCTTCCCTTATCTCCGCTTGAATAGGCTTATCACGCCACTCATGCGCAGGTGTACCTTTGCTTCTAAAACCATTTGCAAGCCCAACCATGACCGCCTCGTACATATAACGGCCAATATAATAATCCCTCACCTCTTCTTCCTTCTTTGTCATCTCAAAAGCATCATCATAACACCATAAATCGCATGGTGCGCTATCAAGTATCTCTGCTTTAGAAACGCCAAGATGGATATACCAAGGCAAATATTCTGTATATATAAAATCAGAGTAGGCTATTTCCTTTTTGTGACCTTCTTCGGCTTCTCCTCTTCGCTCTCTTCCTCGTCCGCCAGAAGGTCTCCCAAAAAACCCTTATTGAGAAGTTCCTCACTAACCATTCCAAAAAGGCTCATGATGGAACGCTCCTCACCCTCAGGTGCTTCGTCAATGTAATCATCAAGCAAATCTCCAACTTCCTGAGGAGTATCTACCGGGTTATACTTGAGAAAACCATAGAAATACAAATCCCTCACACAAACAAAAAGGTCTTTTGCTTTTTGAACAGAATCGTCACTATCCACGCCGCCATTGAACAGATCAAGAAGTCTCCTTGTTCTGTCCATAAGGTCTGTATCAGTGAAACTGTTCATGCCATATCTGACTTTGTACTCTTTGTCATGAATTGTAATTGTAAACATATTTATCCCCCTCTCTTACGAGAAATATAAGGGGGAGCCGGGGTTTCCCCCGACTCCCATAAATTAGCTGACTAAAACTTCGCAGGTATCCGTAAATCCACCATCACTTGTCGTAACTGTGATATTTACGATACCCTCTGCAATACCCGTGACTTTACCATTACTATCAACTGTAGCAACAGTATCATCATTGGAACTCCAAGACACTGATTTATTTGTTGCGTTTGACGGACTAACCGTAGCAACAAGTGTCTCGTCTCCACCTATTGAGATGGAAGCGGTTGACTTATTGAGCGAAACGCCCGTAACCGCTACCGGGCTAATTATTCCCCCGGCACTACTGCGGTATCAGTTCCCTTGTACTCAGTGATCGTAAAGGTAAGCTCGATAGTAAGAAGCTCATTCTGACCAATCTCAGGCATAGGGAGCTTCTTAGGCGGCTGTGCGACAACGAAGAAACTCTTTGTCATGTTAGGTACTGAAACCTGGAACCATGTATTGAGTTTTGTCTCGCCTGCCTGTCCTGCCTCGTATGCTGCGATCATAGCAAGAAGCTGTGTCTGTACTTCCTCAGTATAGTTGAATGTAACAGCCCACTCACCCAAAGTGTTATCGTAAGGCTTTTTATCCTTACTTCATTACCATTACAGTAATAGTTCAGCATATCTTTTCACCAAGGGTTTCCCCTTATCATCCGGTGTCGCGGTCTCGTGGATGGATTATATCTTTTCACCATCTATGCGTTGCCCCTGACTATGGTTCCCATAGCCTTCGGTTCGGATTATCGTTGCAAACGATTTTCCCGTTTAATACCGCGATAATGATTCATTGTCTACTCGATGATTTCACAATGAACGGCAGAGTTAATAGCTTCGCATTGATTACGCTACTAACTTGAGTTTACCTGTGTCCTGTCGGCCTGCTACATACTTTGTCATCAAATCTTCCAAGGCAGAAGCATCAATGTTCTCCACAGGAAGAGAAATGCCAGAGATGTTATTGCATCTCTCAAGCTGAGTGAATTTTGCAGGTTTTGTGTTTGCTGTAGTTTCAACCCCGTATGAGAATATAACTCCCAAGGTTGAAAGACCGGCTGTAGTAACTGCCATCTTCTTTTCCTCCTTATTTAATTTTGGTGTTTTTGTGTAACAAAAAAGTGCTTTGTGAAAAGCACTTTAATAACATGATTATTTATGTCTCGGCGTGTATTGTTCAAGGAAACGATCAACTGTCATTCCATAATGAACTAGGCTTGCATACATCGTGCTGTATGGCACGTCAAACATTC